CTTCTTTATCGCCATCTTCGATACCTAGTAATATTATTGCATAGTGAATAATTTTTAATACATCTTCTCGGTTATAGCCATCTTTTTTGCCATAACGCTGAGCATATTTAATGATATTCCCAAGACAAAAGCCAACCCCATGTCCTGCATCTGCTACGAACTCTGTGGATTGTATTTTATTCATACTGTAATGTTTATTGTATGTCGCATCAATCCATTTCTGAATTTCTCTTAATGCTTTATCTTCATTAAACTTATACATTTCTTCTCCGTCTTGGTTTACGATTTGGTCTTCTCCATCTGCTTACTGAAGATTTTGCACTTCTTATAAAAGTATCTTCTTCTTGCTCAGATAGATTTTCGGGAATAAATATTTTTACTCCTCTATAAAAAATTTCTTTTTTCATCTACTTGTTATTCTTTCATCATACCAAGCTAACCCTTCGTCCCACCAATAAGGTTTCTCACGGTGTGACCAATTTGCAAAGGTTGCTTTGTCTGTGTGATAATACAAACGATACGAACCTACGACATCGTTTGGGTCTTTTAATTCATCTGGCATTGCCATACCAAATGGAGTGAGTCCTTCACGAGGCATATTCTTCGGCTCTGGTAGTTTATTTATAACTTCTACTACTGATTTGTGTTGTTTACCATACCGATAGTGATACTCGTCATTTAATGCATTAGCATAACAATGAACCCACTCAAAATTGTCGAGAGACGACCTTGTCCATATCGTGCAAGGGTGATTATACATCATTGGTAGATACTGACATAGAGGTCGCTCCTCTAAAGGTAAATGCTTAATTTTAGCTTTTTCAGCATTTAATATTGAACTTTCTTCACGATTTAATGCTCTTGGTATGAAACCTAGAACATGGTCAATCCACACAGCTGTGCAGAGGAGCTGAGCTGCCTCTAAAGGCATCTTAACTATATGCTTATCAACATGATACTCTGCACACTTGTCTAAATCTTCATCGAGGTAAAATAAATTCATACATATATTATATGAAAAAATTAACTGTGTGTCAAGTTTTATTTTTTACTTCTTACCAAAAGCTCTTCCAGCCTCTGATATACCAAATGCTCCAAGTGTCACTACGACAAATGAAGTGTAAATGGTGTCTGATATTACTAAATCTTGTCCTAAGAAAGCTGTAACTAAATCACATATTCCAAAAACAGTCATTAGAAAGAACGAGATAAAACCAATGATTGCCTTTTCATTTATGTCATTATCATCTAAGAACAAATCCATAAACTTACGCTTTCCAGGTTTTAATCTGCCTCGTTCTAGTTTCATTTTTTCGATTAAGTCTTCAGCTGCGTCGAGTTTATCGACTAACTTCATATACTTATCTAAATCTATTTGGACTTCATTACGGCTGTTGTCCTGACTCATCTCCGCCATTTTCTGTTACCTTGCGATAGTAAATTACTACCTCTTTGAGTTCACGAACATATCGTTTTAACTCTTGCATATTGTATGCCATTAATTCATAATCAGGAACACTCATTGCGAAGAATACTACTTGACCTTGGTCTTTCTCTACTCTTGCTAAAAATTCATCTAAGTTTTTCTCTGATACTACATACCAATATGGCTCTTTTAAGTCAATCTCTCTTGGGAGGACTGGCTGTATTATTGTTCGTTCTATTGGTTTTGCACTAATCTCAATCTGTTTAGTTGGGAGTAGACTGCAATTCGATACCATCATCAGCGTTATCAATATCACGACTATCTTGTTCAATTCCATTAAATACTTCCTTAGTTGCTTCATTTACTCTTGGCTCTATGAGCCCTGGCTTTGCAGCTGCTAACTTAGTTAAATCATGTCTTTTAAATATATCTAAGTAGCGATTCATCTCTGCTTCTATTTGTTGATTTTTACTTTGCATATCTATTAAACTCTTACCTTGCAAAGCAAAGTCATTTTGTAAATTTGTTATTGTTTCTTGTTGTGTTTCTACTGCATACTCTAGCTTGGCATTATTTCCTTTTAGTGTTTGGTTTTCATTCCACAGATAATAAGTACTTCCACCTAATGCTACTATTAATGCTAATAAAAATTGATACATTATAAATCCTCTATTTTGTAGTTAAGACCTTCTGCGCCTCGTATCTCTACTACTTCATTGTTTATTGTTTTAAACCTTAAATATTTCTCTTTTTTACTATAAAATTTCTTTACTGTAAATGTTTGGTCGTCAGAATCGCCATATGTAGCATTGTAACTTACAGTCAGTATATATCTAGTTTGAAATAAACTTACTAACCATGCCCAGAATTGTTTAATTTTTTCTCTAATTTTTCTATCCTCTCTACTAACTTATCAAAACCTTTAAACTCACACAGACCAATCGGCGGGTGCGAATCTTTTTCTAGTTTTGCGATTCTTTTGCTTAAATTATCAAGCAGTTGTTTTAAATGTGACTCCACTCCTTCCCTTGAAATAAGAGAGCTTCAGCTTCTCTTCTGCGAACAAGTCCTTCTAGGACTTCTCCTGAAGCTTTATTCCATCTTCTTATTTGTCTAGGAACTTCATCAAAGTCGCTTTCATTTAGCACTTTGAGAAGAGTTGAACTTTTTAGGTTGCTTGGTCCTAGGTTATAAACCCAAGATACCAATGCATCGAATTGATTTTGATTTAGCTCTACTTCGACTAGGTCGTTTATATACTCACAATACTCCTCTAGTTCTACTTCGAGCATATGTTCTGCATATGCCTCACTCCAAAAGTCGCCTTGTATAACATCTTTTGTGTGACCATATCCAATAGTCCATACACCAGCAGGACACTTATAAGCCTGTTCTTCGAAACCTTCGAATTTTTTAATTAGGTTTACACCCTCTTGACTTATTTCTTGCATCTACGCTCCCACTTTTGTATGTGTTTGTCTACCTCTGCCAACAGTTTGGCGTCACTTTCTTTTCTTCGTTGTCGCTCTTTCTGTATCGAAAGGCGACTCCGCCTTGAGCGCGGAGTCTTACAGTAAACCAACATTATTGTATATCAAATGTTTTAGGTTTCTTTTCATCAGGAATATTCTTCTCTATGTTAATAGTAAGAATACCATCTTTTAGTCTAACGGAATCAACTTCCATAAACTCGCCAAGAATGAACTGCCTATCAAAACCTTTGGAACTAAAGCCTTTATGTAAGTAGCTTTCGCCCTCTTGCAACCAATCGATTGCTTTTGCTTTGATTTGCAACTTATTTCCATCTTGCTCGACCTTTACTTCTTCTTTAGTAAAGCCTGGCACTGCAACTTCCACACTCACAGACTCTTCGTCTGTTCTAACCACATTGTATCGTGGGTAATTTGTGTTTACTGATTCAAACATCTCTGGGTCAAACCCAAGAAAATGCCTTAACATTGTATGCGTCATATTTTTCTCCTTAAATAATATGAGCCACCCTTTCGGTATGGCATGATTGAGAATACCATTATTCTCATATACTATTATACAAAAAATTCAACTGCAAGTCAAGAACTATTTTTCTAATCATCAAAAGAAATATACCCTTCTTTCTCGAGATACTCGATGCAGGCTCTTATTGCTAGATGCTTTGAATAGTAATATGTTCCCATGTTAGTAGCCAGTAAAATAATTAAAAATGCTATGTCATTGTCTATATTCATAAGTTATATTATAGCAATTTCTGAGAGCGAAGTCAAGTAAAAAAATTTAGTTCTTGACTTTTTGCTCATTTTTTCGTATAATATATGTATGAAAAAGTGGACTCAAAGCGACAGACAGTATTTGCGAGATAACTACTCGAAGATGACAGTTTCAGAAATAGCACTTCATTTACAAACTACTGAAAACTCTGTGCGTAAACAAGTCCAATATTTAAGAAAAAGAGGCTGGAGATTTACATGAAAGAACTATTACTATGGATTTACGACTGCTGGAACTCAGTTATGAACGCAAAGTATAATCCTTTAAAATACATACCTAACCCATCATTACAAGCATACTTTATGATTGTGCTTTTTGTTATGTGGGCTTTCTTCTTTGGAATTATCGCTGCATATTGGGGTGGCTGGTTTGGCTACTACAACTCTTTTGTTAGTTTAATTGTTCACTTAGCTATCATTATACCACTATGGTTTACATGGGCAATCTTTGAAGATGCTCGTAGAGATGGACATACTTGGTATATTCAATTAAGAAACAAAGAAAACAAACCTCTCGCTTCCGCAGGAGAAGAGAAAAGTAAAACAAAACATATGGACAGCATACTTTGAAGATAAATACGAAATATATGAGAATTGAAAAAGCACTAAGAATTTTGCGAACACATGGCAAGGAACTCAAAAGAGAAATTCTTGAGAGAAGAAATTTTACTAAGCCATCAGCAGTAAGAAATCAAAAACGACAGGCGACTCTTCGTAGAAATCGTAAAAAAGTTGCAGAAGAACAACAAACTTTACTTAATTGGAAAGCTGAAGACCGTAGACTTAAAAAATTGAGAGTGTCTGACGCATTACCTACCGAGAAATAGCACTTACAAAAACAACTTTATTTTCCAAAAATAATTTATTTTTACATTTAAGTGACTCGAAAAAACTCAGCTTTCTATGACCTTCAAAAAATAAACCTTGCATTATGCCTAAAGTTGTGGTATAATAATTATATCTAATTTATAAGATGACCAAACCAAATCACCAAGTTAGTCTGGTTTTTCCTAACAAGATATATTTAACAAATGACAGCCGAAGCGTAAGCGAGAGGCTGGAATGTTTGGTTTTATCTAATCTTGGAAATAAACTAAGACTAACTCGTGTTAATTCTCTTATGTCTGTATAAAGCAAGACATATCTTAATAACCCACAACAATTTCAACTAATTACTAAAAATTCGCCTTCAATTACTGGAACTTTCGTCAAGCCGAAAATTTTCATAA